ATGAACGAAAAAGAACTATATTCCTACATTAAGGAACTTGAAACAGCTCTTATTTTGGCTTATAATGAAAAAATGAGTTGGCAAGTTATAAATCAAGTGGCTAACAATAACATTCCTTTAGATTTCAAGCATAATCTTCTAAAGAATACCAATAAAATGGTGATAGAAAAATATAGAGATATGGAAATAAAGGTGGAATATGTTGAAAACTTTAATTTTCAATCAGGCTCTTTATAATTTTTAAATTGTATTGCCTTTCTTTTATTCCTTGCTCTGTTAAATCATCATTTATAGGTAATAAAACAGGAATTTCAAACGACACTCGGCTAACTTTTTGGTTAGCCGTTTTTGTTTCTCCTCCAACACTTCCTGAAAAGAAATTAGCCACAGATACTTTAATTCCTGCTTTATCTCCGTCTGTATTATCTACTGTAACAGCTACATCAAAAGAAACATTTACAATTCTTTTATTCCCATAACTAAGGCTTATAAAACCGTTTCCATCAATTGTAGATGGATTGATTATTGCGTTCGTTTTTTTAAGGTCTTCTTGAGACAAAACAACTCCTGAAACCACACTATTTATGGTCTTTCTTACAAATTCTGATAAATCCATATTTCTATATTGTTTTTCTATATTATTGTTTAAACTTGGTGTTTTTTTGCTGTGGTACGTCTCCGCTTCGTCTCCGGTTAGTGTTCGCCTTGTGTTCGGTGCGAGCCAAAGCCAGCGAATGCTTGGAGCTGGGTATGTGGGGGCAATTAGTATTCGGTGTGTGTATATCTAAAACGACATTCGCTCGAAAAAGGCGTGTGCTACGACTTGGTAAAATTCATATTTAGAAATACAATATATCACCCTAAATTATCATATATCAATATTACTTCCTCTTTTGTGAAAAGCCTGTCATTCTCTGTATCTATAGCTTTATCAAGTTTTTTAACAAGTCTAACTTTTCGATTAGTATATTCTTCCTTACTTCCAAATCCGTGTAACGAGAAATGAAACTTATCTGAAAGTATAATATCACATAGTTGGATTGCTTGATGTATTTTCAATCCCTTTTCCAAATTTATAACTAACCTTTGTTGGGCAAGCCCTGTATTGTGTCCATATATAATGGCTTGCTTCGCATGAAATGTTGATAAATCAAAATAGGAAGGGTCGTTATTTCTTGCCTTGAAATAAGCCTCCATTAAGTTAATATGAACCCCATAATCTTTTGGGTCTTTTTGTAGTAGCTTGTTTCCTAAGGATATAGCTTCTTCATATTTTTTATCAAAAATAAGTTCTCCCATACTAATACTTTCAGGGATTTCAGAAGAATAAACAATGTTTTCATTGTCTATTTTTAATACTTTGTTTATAGGAATAGTCATAATTATTACATTCGTTCTTTATTGAAACTTCCTTTGACGGTAAAGAAGCATCGGATAATACTAAGAGGGTATTCACGGGGTTCGTATTTAGGGTTTTCACTTGCTAATATTACGTGATGTTCATCAGAGCCTTTTTGTACGTACTTAATGTTTGTATCTCCATTGTCAAATACAACCACGTAAGGGTGTCCAAATACTATATATGGAAATTCTACGGGCTTTATACCTATCATATCTCCTGATTTGTATTTTGGATACATACTATCACCATAAACGTTTATGAATATTACGTTGCTACCAAAATTTGGGATGAATATAGGAACACGTGTTTCTTCATTGTTGAATGTAGTGAGGTCAAATCCTGCGGAGGCATTGACTTCGGGGTAATAGTATCCTGTTATTCTTCCTTTGGGTATTCCGATAGCGTTTTCTTGGAAATATTCTCTTGCTTCTTCTACATACTGAGTAAGCGCATACCTTTGCCTATCGGTTAATTGAGCATCTCCCCATTGAAATTCTTTGAGTACCTTTTGAGGAATACCTGTTTTTTCATGTATATCAGTAAGGGTAAGGTCATAGTTTTTACGTTCTTCCCTTAGAAATAGTGCTAATTCATCTTCTTCTTCGTCTTCTTCTTCTTCGTCAGGGACTTCTTCTATAACTATTTTATTCTTACCAGTAAGTATTGCCCCCTCGTCAAAGCCATATAAATCGGCTAATTTTTCAGCCATAACTTTTCCTACTGTTTTTTTTCCTGCCATTAGTGCAGAAACGTAGGATTGAGATACTTTTAAATCATCAATTATTTCAGTTTGCTTTTTGCCAAGTTTGGAAAAAGCCTCTTTTAGATATAAATTTACATCACCATTTTGGTTATTATCGTTATTTTCCATACCTTTGCACTTTAAAATTAAACATTTGTTGTTATGAATTGTAATAAAGAAAAGCAAGCATTTGTACCTATGTCTGATGAATTATGGTTGGAGTTAAATAGTTATCCTCCTATTACCTACAATCCTCCTATTGCATATAGACCTCCTGTTATATATGTAACAAACAATGATGTAAATAACAACAAACAATCTAAAAAAGAAAAAGCGGTATATAGCCATTACAATAAAGGAAACGAACAAAAAAGCTATTGTTCTATATTATTGTTGCCTTCCTTATGCGCTCTTCTATGTATTGCAATTCTTTATTTTTTAAATCTTTTATAGGTTCAGATGATTTTATATTGTAAAAAATATCAAGCAATATAGAATGTTGCTTATCCGTAAATTCAACTTCGTTCTTATCTATTACCTCTATCATAGCTTTAATCATTGAATTACATTTATCTATTTGGTTACACACCACTCCTAATTGAACTGTTTGTAAGGCAAATTTTAGGTAAGAAAATAAACTACGCCCCATTTCATTATAGACCATTGAAAACTCAAAGTTAATAATAAATTGATTTATTAATTCCTGATATACAACTTTTTGCAAAGTTTCTCCCACCTCCTTTTGTTCTGCTTTAATTTCCGCTTTAAATCTACTTGTGTCAATAACAGCCCAAATTTGAAAACCTACCAAAAAGGTAACAATTACCCCCATAACAGCGGTGGTAGCCCCAAAGCTATCCCACGTAAAAGGCTCTAATCTGCACCAAAATAACAGTAATGTAGCTATACTTATCAGCAGTGATAGCAGTGGTAATATATTTTTCTTCAAAAAATCTTTCATCGTAATACTTTACTAATCAGTTAATTACAGAAATATAACAAAATAATAACAAAAATAGTTATTTAAAAACTTGTTTTATAACTATATTGGTTATATCTTTGCAACGTGAAAATGAAACGTTACCTATTAACGTTGCAAAGATAATAAATAATATGAAATTAACAAGCACAGCAAGAAGTATTATTGTAAGTCGTATGGCTGACTTCTCAATAGAGGTGAATAAACAGCCTGTAACTATTAGCCACTGGCTATATATGCGTCCTTATATGTTCTTGAAATTAGAGAACTATATACCGCTTAAAAAGTTTATTCAAACTGATAATATAGATGATTTGTTTGAGTTTGAGAGCGAAAATGAAAAAGAAACACTACTTAATAAGTATAGAACGTTGATTTATGAAGACAAGACAAGTTATACCGCTTAACGTTACTGCCGAAGAGTTTTGCAACGCTCTGGGGCTACCTCGTAGGGCTGACCTTATGATGCAACTTAGAGACTTACAACTTGTGAAGTTCTTTAAGGTGGGTAATAAGCACTTATACCCTCGTACTTATATAGATAAAGTACAGAATATGCTTTTAGAGGGTAAGATACAGATACGCACCGATAAAGGCGAATATTACGTAATTATGAAGTAAAAAAGCGGTACTATCCCAGCACCGCTTAATCTAAAAAAAATTAATGTTAAACATGTAATATTACAAATACGTAAATTACAATGGCAAAATTACAACAAATGAATGAAACTGCAAAACAAAGTAGCCAATTTTTTCTTCAAGACGGCTACGTAACGATGAATGGCAAACGCTATGATGAGTGTGTGCCTTTTGAGCAAGAGGCGTTTAACGTGGCTTTGCAGCACTGCAAGGCTGATGAAACGGCTGATGATGAGCTATCGCCTGTGTGGGCTGATATGCTGAAACGTGCTACTGAGCCGCTAATGGCGGTGTGCAAAAAACCTCAGACTGATATTAGTGATAGCTTATTTGAGTTGTTGCTGTCAAAACTTCCTGATATGGCTGAGGGCGACCCTGATGGGTGGGTGAGTTTGGCGGTTACTTATGGGGTATATACGCTACAATTATGGTATTGTTATGCTACTGATGTGGTAGAATATGCGTGTTTTTACGAAAGTGCAATTGATGATTATAAAACGCATCATCTTACCCTTACGGCGCATCAGGTTGAGCGTTGTCATACTGTGATTACTGATGCTTACGATAAGCTGCGAAGTGAGTATGCTTATGAAGAGCGTTTGCACCGTGAAGACTTAAAACACTTAGAATATACGTATTACAGGCAGGTGCTTTAACCTTAAATCTTACGACTATGAAAGAACAAGTAACAACCTTAGAGGTAGGCAAATGCTACCGAGTGAAGTATGAGATTATTAGCTGGTGCATTAGGGTTTATGAAGAGTTTTTGTTTGGCAAACACTCATCATTAACAGCGATAAGAGTAGATAATTCGGGCATTGATGTTAGAAACTTACTAATGCCTGATTTATATCAAGATAAGAAGTATAACGTGCAAGAGATTAGCAAAGATGAATTTATGCACGAGTTTCGTACCAAGCGCAATGAGATTAACAAACTAATAAAGAAAATGTCTTAAATCCGCTCATTTATTAAGGTAGGCTTCGGCTAATTGAAGTAAGAATGTTAGGCAATTAGCCGAATGTCCTACAAAAACAAAGATAAAGAGCCTCTACCAATCATAAGTGCCGTGCTACCCTTTTAAATCTGGACATATCTAAATAATAATAACGCACGGCACTTTTCTAATTTAGAATTAATAATTAACACAAATGAATGAACAATTAATTACACTGAAACAAGCCCCTATCATTCTCTATGAGAAGATAAAAGCGGTAGGGCAACAAGTTGAGACTAAAATCGCTGAATTGAACCTCGACAACCAGTTGGTAACTGATGAGACTTTGAAGAGTGCGAAAAACACTCGCGCAACGCTTCGCAAAGAACTTGCGGTATTTGAAGAGCAGCGCAAATTCATCAAAGAGCAGGTAAATGCTCCTTATGAAGCCTTTGAAAAGGCGTACAAAGAGCATATCAAGGTGCATTATGACAATGCTGATAGTACGCTAAAAGACAAAATCAATCAGGTAGAAAATAGATTGAGGGAAGACAAAATCGCACGTATCAAAGAGTTTTTTACTGAATTGTGTCTGTCGCAAGGTATTGACTTCCTCATCTTTGAACGTTTGCCGCTGAATATTACGCTATCGGCTTCAGATAAGAGCCTTAAAGAGCAAGTAACAGGCTTTGTAAGCGAGGTATCAAAGGGGCTGCAACTTATTGATAGCCTTAATGAACCTGATGAGTTTAAGGCTGAAATACTAACTGACTACAAGCAGACGCTTGATATTACAAGGGCGATACAGGGTGCTCAATATCGCAGGCAACAACGTGAGGCTGAATTGCAGCGTATCGAGGCGCAACGATTAGCAGCCGAGCAAGCAAGGTTAGCCGCTGAAGCAAGGGCGAGAGAAATAGCTCCTTTGCAAGCTCCTGAAGAAGTACCACCTCCAGCAATTCAAGAAGCACCCGCCCCGCCTCAAGAAGTACCTGCTCCTGCTCCTCAAGAAGAAATACTACATTACACCCTTGGGGTGAGCGGTACAAGGGCGCAACTTAGAGCATTACGCCAATTCTTAGAAACAAATAACATTAATTACAATATACAATGAGTACAGCAGTAACCACCACAGAAAAGGGCTTAACATTAGGTAATTTCCTTAATCAAAAAGCCACAGCCGATTTCCTAACAAAGACATTAGGTTCAAGAAAATCAGAATTTGTATCAAACCTCTTAGCCCTTTCAGATAGCAATAAAGAACTGTTACAATGCGATAACACCGAGCTGATGAAGTGCGCATTGAATGCCACCGCTCTAAACCTACCACTTAACAAGAATTTAGGGTATGCGTATGTTATCGCTTACAAGGATTGGAAGACCCAAGAAGTACACCCACAATTTCAAATGGGATATAAGGGTTTTATTCAGTTGGCTATCCGAAGCGGTCAATACAGAACCATTAACACCTGCGAGGTGCGAGAAGGTGAGATTAAGCGTAACAAGTTCACAGGACATACCGAGTTTTTAGGTGAAAACCCTGAAGGCAAAGTCATAGGCTATTTGGCTTATATAGAGCTACAAAATGGGTTTCAACAGTCCTTATATATGAGCCTTGAGCAGGTGCAGACACACGTAAGTAAGTATTCACAAAGTGGAATGGATAAAAAGACGGGTGAGCTTAGGGGGGTATGGAGAAATGAATTTGACGCCATGGCAAAGAAAACAGTACTCAAATTGCTACTTAATCGCTACGGGGTGTTATCAGTAGAAATGCAGAATGCCATAGAAAAAGACCAAGCAGATAGTGAGGTGCGTTATATAGATAACCCGCAAGCAGGTAGGTATGTGCAAGACGCTGTTATCATTGAGCAAAACGAACCTACCGATGTAGTTGTTCAAGAAGAGCCAGAAGAGCCAGTAGCACCCGCTCCTGCACCTTCAGAAAGTCCTAAACAAGTTGATTTTAAAAATTTGTAGCAATGAAAACACGTTATTTTACATTAGGTCAATCACACATCTATAAGTACAACGGTCAAATATTAGACCACGATTGCGTGATTAAAATCACTGCTGAAAACCCCAGAAAAGTAATGGTTGAGTATTTCGGCTTAACGTGGGCTTTTGAATACGATGAATGCCCTGAAATGGTTTTCTTTCCACGTGGTGTATATAACCTAACAGAAAGCAAATGGGAGACATTATGAAACACCAGATTATACTTAGAAAGCACTATTCTAAAGACTTTATAATAGAAATAGAAGCTGTAACAGAAGACGAGGCTATAGATATATTTAAAAAAAATATAGAAGAGTATAAAGCAAAATCAAAAAAGCAAACAGTACTCTATGGTGAAACCTTATTTGTCAATGGAATAGCTGTAGTAGAATTTGAAAATGATACAAACACAAGTAATTAGTTCAGGTAGCGAGGGTAACGCCGTGATATACGACAACGCAATAATGGTAGATTGCGGCGTTACACTCAAAGCCCTTGTAGGGGCGAATTGCAATTCGTCCGTACTACGTTCTTTGAAAATTGTGCTCCTCACACACCAGCACGGCGACCACTTTAAATTACGCACCTTACAACGATTACAAGCCGAGCGACCTACCTTGCGAATTGCTTGTGCTGATTTTCTCTTAGAGAGGTTGGAGGGTTTAAACAATATTGATGTACTGCAAGTGGGTAAGTTATACGATTATGGGGCATTTAAAGTGTCGCCTGTGAAGCTGTACCACGATGTACCGAATGTAGGTTGGCGAATATTCCTCAATAATGGGCAAAAGATATTCCACGCTACCGATACAGCACACTTGGAGGGTATCAGTGCCAAAGGTTACGACCTCTATGCTATTGAGCATAATTACTGCGAGGAGTACATACAGCAAGCAATTGAAGAAGCACGAGCCAATGGCGAATATACGCACGCTTACGGCAATATCAATACTCACCTTAGCATACAGCAAGCAAGGGCGTTTATTGAGGCAAACAGAAAGGAAAGCAGTGAAGTATTAGAACTGCATAAAAGTAGAAGTTTTTATAAGTAAAAATGAAGAAAAGATGAATGAGAATAAATCAATGTTAGCAAACAGTCTTGCAGACTTAGATAGCGGTCTTGCTCCTATGTCAGATTGTATGAGGTATGGCATGACTTGGGGTTGTGATAAAGATTGCCCCGTTTTAAATGCGGGATTGTGTGAAGAAAAGTTTGGAGAAGGTAAAGAACTTTATTATGAACTGCTACAAGATTTAGAAGCTAACGATATGTTAAACGAAATTAACGCTAAAGACTTAGAATTTTTAAATAAAGAAAGCAAATGAAAACAATATTTAAAGTAGGAATGACGGTTTATGACCAAATTGTATTTCCTGATGTAAAGGGTAAGGTTGTAGATATTAACGAATATAGTTCGCTTCCTGTTAAAGTACACCGTGAAGATGGAAAAGGTGGTGATTTTTCTTACACTACAGATGGGCGTTATCATAAAGATATTGAACCGACACTTTCCACAAAGCCTTACACACTTGAAAACTTTGAACAGAAAAAATCCTCTGCACCATCGTACGAGGAAGCTATTGAGAGAGCGCACGATAAAGGTGGCTATTACTATATGTCGGATAATTTAGCAGTACCGAGTAAAGAACTTGCTGATGCAACAATGGCACTTTTGAAACTTCTGTTTTTAAGAGACTATTACAACAAGGGTTGGCAGCCTAATTGGAAAAATGATGAATGGAAATATTTCATTGAATGCTATCAAGGTGAATTAAATATCAATAGAACTTTTGGAAACAGTAGAGTTTTAGCTTTTAAATCAAAAGAAATCAGAGATAAATTCCTCGAAGAACAAAAAGAACTATTAGAAATAGCAAAACCTTTATTATAACTATGGAAATACAAGGACGAATTAAAACAATATTCGCTACTGAAACAGTAGGGCAAAACGGATTTCAAAAGCGTGATTTGGTAATCACTACCGATGGGCAATATCCACAAGATATTATCATTCAATTTGTACAAGGCAATTGCGCTGTATTAGATAGGTTTCAAGTGGGGCAAATGGTTAAGATACACTTTAATCTGCAAGGGCGTGAATGGACAAGTCCGCAAGGTGAGGTTAAGTACTTCAATACGGTTGTAGGCTGGAAGATAGAACTCATTCAAACCACGAATGTAGCGCAGCCTCAATACCAGCAGCCTATGCAGCAATATCAGCAAGCCCCACAAGGGTACGAACAAGTTCCCCAAGGTTACGCACCGCCTCAGCAGACACAAGCGTACCCACCACCACAAGGGCAGCCGCAATATCAGCAGACGCAAATGTTTAACAATTACGGACAAGCACCTTCGCAAGGGGACGGAGTACCGTATTAAATAAAAGACTATGAGAAAGATTATAACAAAAACCATCGCATTTATTATCCTATTATCGCTATTAGCATTTGGGGTAATGGCATTATTCAGAAGTGAATACCCTTATTTATGGTTTGTAGGGCTGATTGTAGCAATCCTTATACTGATTGTTTTTCCTTACAACAAGTTTTTCAGTAACTAATTTAATATTTATATCAAATGAAAAAGATGATTATTCTTTTCAGCGTTATAGCCTCCTTAGTGGGGTGTAACCGACCAGAACCTAACTATGAAGGGGTTCTAATGACAGAGTACGGACGAAATGGTATCAATTCGTTCAAAATCGTAACAGGTGCGCAAGGCATATTAGGTCCAGGTAGTGAGCTGTATCAGGTGCCAATGTGGGAGCAAGCGGGCGACCCTGATATTGTAGAAATCACGGCAAAAGATGCTGGGGTATTTACGGTAGACCCTTCCTACACTTACACACCTATCAGAGGCAAAGGTGCTGAGATTGTGTTTAACTACAAAAACTACCGAATACAAGACCCTGAAACGTTCTTTGACAATGTAGAGGCTAATGTACTTAACAAGCGTGTTACAGATGCCTATCGTGAAGAAGCAAGGAATTACACTACCGACAGCCTTATGAACAATTTGGGTAAGTTTGAATTATCGGTACAAAGCAGATTGAAAGAGGAGTTTAAAACAAAATTCTTTGACCTTACTACACTTACATCGGGGCTTAAACCACCTGCTTCAATGCTGAAAGCCGTAGAAGATAGGAATAAGGCTATACAAGAAGCTAACAGAGTAAAGAATGAGTTAGAAACCTCAAGAATGCTGTTAGAAAAGGCAAAGATAGATGCAGAAACGAACAAAGTACAATCGGTAGGGCTTACAAGGGAAATCCTAATGCAGCAGTATATAGAGATGCTGGGTAAGACCACCAATAAGGTTATTATAACAGACGGCAGAACGCCAGTAATATTAGGTAATTAGTAACCACAAAAAGCAAGTATCAAAAGGGATAGTAGCAGGTTCGACTCCTGCCTTGCTTTCAAAGACGATAACAATGAAAAAGATAACCATTCCAAGCAACGTTAAGAACGGCAAATTGGTGCAAAATCGCAATTTGATACAAAAGGCTATAACTTCCTTTGAGGATACGAATATCAATATCACCATTGAGAGGCGAAGCAAGAAAAGAAGCGTATAGCAAAATGCTTTCTATTGGGGCGTTTGGATACCTATCATTCAGCAGGCTATGAATGACACTTGGGGCGAGTTTTACCCTCCTAATGAGGTGCACAATGTACTGAAAGCCTTGTGTAATTATGAGGAGCGTCCTAATCCTGCCACAGGTGAGATACAGCGAGTACCTATGAGCAGCACCAAGCTGACCACCTACGAATGGGAGAAGGAGTTTAAGCAGCAAGTAAGGCAAATGTGTATGGATAATTTCAATCTTGATTTACCTGAACCTGATAATGAGGAATAAGCAATTTTCACCCCTCGTTAAGCAAGGATAAAAACAAGTTATAAAGCACTGAATATCAAAGTGAAGATATAAATAAGCAAGTTTTAAAGTAAAATAAGCAATGAAAAAAGAAACAGTAAGCCGATTTAATGAAAAATTAATGACTTCCAACGACCTTGCGTTGTTGAAAGGAAAAGAATCTAAGTACCTAATGAATAGTCTTTACAGACGCTGGAAAGAAGATTTTACAGACGAGGATACTGGGGAAGTCGTAACCATAGAACGAAAAGAACTCATTATTTCTAAGGGCGAAGAGTTAAACGATGAGAATTTTCAAACCATCGACTTTTTTATCAAGAGTGGAGAACTTAACATTAAAGATGTACGATTAAGTTCAATACAACGCACTGCAGATGCTGTATTAGGCAACAGTACTATATGGATAGCGGTAGTGGAAATCTCTCGAAAAAAAAGAACGTTCTACCTATATGCTAACAGCATAGATGTAGCAAGGGGAATTATAACTGACTATATCGAACAAAATTACATTGGGTTTTATGAAATAAAATCACTCAAAGAGCAGCAGTATTTTACCCTTGTATCATTGGCAAAGAAAAACAGCAATGAGGAGCAAAATAAGTTCTATCAGATAGAGGTAGAAATAATAGTAAATAAAGAATCTTACCCAATGCGCTTTTTAGTGAAAGCATCTAATGCAGAAGAAGCAAAAGTACTAAGCGAGGCGTTTTATGAAACTTATATGCGTGTGGCTGATAAGGATAAAGAATTACCTCCTTATACAATGACCTTGTTATCGGCAAAAACGCTGAATGTAGAGGCAGTTATAGACCACCAGTTTTGCAAGGAATATATAGATAAAAGCAAAGAAACGTTGTAATGTAGCCATTGTGCACCCCGATAGGCAAGCACTCACGTTCGAGCCGTGAGCGGGGGCAAAGATTAAAAATATAAAGTAATGAGAACGATTAAATTTAGAGGACAAAGATTTGATAAAGAATTTGTATACGGATATGTACAATATTTTAAAGATACTGATGAGTATGCTATTGATGATTATGCAGTAAATGAAGATTCAATAAGTCAATTTACAGGGCTATACGACAAAAATGGCACTGAAATCTATGAGGGTGATATACTTGAATTTAGTTACTTAGCTGAAGAAGGTGAAGAAAGACATTTTATATCTGGAGGAGATTATGATAGTGAAATAATTAGAAGATTTTATATTGAAGAAGAATACAAAGGAGTAGTAGTATTTGATAAAGGTGCTTTTAAAATAAAAATTCAATATAAAGGACTTGAATACCTTGATAAATATGAGAGATATGAAGAATATAGAAAATATGGAGAATATAAACGTGTCTATGTAGAAAAGCTAATTCCTTTATCTTTCCAAGAACAGACTTTAGATGATTTAATGTTTATGTTTGCAGATGGTGATATGAAATTCTATAATATAGAAGGATTAGATTTTTTCAACGAAAATAACATTTATGCTTTAGTAGAAGAGTCTAAGAAACTTTATAATAGTAAAAAAGAAGGTGATTATGATAAATATCTTGAATTAGATAATAAGATATACACCTTAATAAAAGAAGGTTTAAAAGATATACTATATAAAATAAAAGTAATAGGAAACATTCACGACAACCCTGAATTATTGAACTAATTTACCTAACTAAATGTCTAAAAACTGTCCAAAAAGAGGGCTATTTAAGACGATAAAACAGTATCGCAAACAACACAACTACCTAATAACCAACTACTACCAAATGGCTAAAAAGCCGTCTAATTTGTTTAACCGATTTCAGATGAGATTGAGTGCGCATAAATCTTTATCAAATCTCTAATTTCAAATCAAAATGAATGAGTATCAAGAATTTTTAAAGAACAAAATCAAGATCGCTCCTAAGCAAGGGTTTGAATGCTCGCTCGATGAGATTAACCCACGAATGAAGCCCCACAATCGACTTATGGTAAAGTGGATGGTCGAAGGCGGTAGGCGTGCTTGTTTTGCCTCTTTTGGGCTTCACAAGACCGTTACCCAGCTGGAAGCAGTGAGGGTAGTCCTTCAAAAGTTAGGAGGGGGCAAAGGGCTAATAGTATGTCCGCTATCCGTACGACAAGAGTTTGTCGAAGACGCTAAGAACATTCTCGGATGGGAGGTAGCTCCTAAGTTTATACGCCGTATTGAGGAAACGGACGATAAAGACGGTATCTACCGGCCGCCCCCAGATGTGGGGCAGTTCGTGTTGCAGGTCGGTGAGCAGGGCGTTGACGTAGGCGGCTTCGTCGGTGTCGGGCTTGAGGCGGTGGGAGTTGAAGTCGCAATAGGGGCATTTTTGAATGCACCAGGGAATGTGGATATAGAGCGAGAGTGGGGGCAGGGCGCTGAGGCCGGAGCCGGGGGCTTGCAGTAG